GGAGGGAGGTGGGAGGGGTGTGGGTTTGTGTGAAGATTTTCCCTTGTGGCTTTTTTTATTTGTGTATTATTTTTTTTTGTTCTGTGTGTGTTGTGTGTCTTTGTTTTGTTCATAGTCCTATTATATTTTTTTTACGCCTGTCTGTCAAGTTTTTTTATTTTCGGCGTGTCGTTTTTTTATTGACACTGTGTCAATGGTTGTATATGCAACAATCTGTGTCTGGCTAAGTTACGGTAACGTAACCGTAGCCTGCTTGTCTACCTATCGGTGGTTGTTTTTTATTTTTTTGTTTTGTTTTGTTTGGGGCGTGTCGTTGTTTTGTTTGTGGTATGATAAAACTATCAACTTCAAGGGAAAGGAAAAATAAAATGTGGTATTTTAATATCACCGAAAACGGTTTTCAGGTGTTTGAGATTTTGCCTGATTGCGTGAAGCCTAGTGGCATGTTTCATACAGCGTCGTTGAAAGCGTCATTGGATGGCGTGTTGTCTCATGTTCGTAGCGCTTATGTTGGGCGTAATGTGAGTGTGGATATTGATAATGCCACGTTTGATCTTGACGGTACGATGGTTGGCATGGTCAAAGTTTCGCTCGTTTGATTGGAGGTCAAATCATGGAATGGCATTATTTTACTGTTGTTGACACGTACACGGGGTTAGACCGTCGTTTTCGGTGGTGTGAGCATCCATGCGACTACTGCGGTGTGGACTACCGGTTTGAAATATTTGATCTAGAACGTGGCCGTTGGGTACCTGTTATGGATTTTATCGACGTAGACGACGGAATTGCTTACTGTAATGGCATTGATTTTCAAGAGCTTAGTCGGGCTTTTAACAGTGGGCCGTGGTGTTATGATGATTGATATGACTATTGTTGTCTTGTTTGCGGTTCTGTTTCTTACGATGGCTGCTACGGTGTTTTGCGAACTACCGCGTAATGCGCGTGACGTTTTTTGTTTTTTGGTCATGCTCGCTGTGGGCGTGGCTATCGTATTGGGTTTTGTAGTGAAAAGGTTTTGAAATGTGTAGGAATGACACGAATGTTGCCGTGTTTGCGTCGCCGTTTGTGGGCGGTGGTGTGCGCCTGTGGTATTGTCCTCACGGTCAACGGTATGAACTGAGGTATGCTGTCCAGTTTTGTACACCGTGCGGTGGTGTATGTGACGGGTCGGCCTTGTGTGCGTATGATGCTGGGGATGGACCTCAGGTGGTTGATTTGATGCTGGATGCTATCGATATTGCCAATACCCCACTACCGGATAGGGATTGATATGTATTTTCATGGTTGGATACATTCGTGGATATGCGGCACGTGCACGGACGCTGATAGTTATTGGCGATTGCGCGCGTTTTGGGCTGGGAGACAGCATAAGCGGAGCGCCACTAATCCTCCGAAACGTTGCCCTGATCGGCGGTTGTGGGCGGTCATGTGGCTGTATGGTGATGGTGATCCTGTTGATGAATTGGAGTTTTAGACATGTATAGTACTTTCGTGGCTCTCGCATACTTGAGGGATGCGCGCAAGCCACCTATCGAGATCGGTTACGCGTCCTCATATAAGGATGCGGCAGATTTGATTAAACGGTGGGCGGCTATCCGGTCTCATACGGAGAATATTAGTTATTTTCGCGTCGAGGAGCGATATTATGTTTAGGAGTGGCGATGATAGGCGCCCTATCTACCGTATGCGTGACTTCGACGATGCCATCATGGAAAGCAAGCGTATTGTCCGCGCCACAAAAGGCCATAAGCGTGAACTGAACTTGAGGCGTTTTGACCTGGGGTATGGTGATTTTGAAACGTGTTGCCGTGCCGTGAATATGCTATGTGAGTTGTGGCGTGAAGCTCCTAGTGAGTGGTTTACGCAGGCGGTGGTTACTGTGTCTCAGATTGCGGGCAGTCTGTCTATGGGGGGTGGACTCTCTGCCGCCCTATCCCGCACGTCCGATGTCGAATATTTGGACGGTTCCATCAATCCGCCTAATTTGATTGCCTGGTGCGCGGTCTGCGCGGTCAAGGGTGGTACGTCGTATGATTGTTGCATGATTTTCGACAGTCAGCAAGCGCAGAATTTGATTATTGCCGTGTTTAAAAATTTTGACAGACTGGACACGACACGTTATGATGACAGTGAATTGCAAAAAATCTTACTGCAAGGGGAGGTAAAAATTGGCTAGAACCAAAACCGAAATTTTCCGCACGCGCGTATATGCCGTGCTCAAGGGCATGGAATTGGTGGACGGCGACTTCATGAGAGCCGAGCACGTTATCGACGGACGCCTTAAGGACGCTCGCGCATATTCGATTCGTGCGAAGAAATTGTTTCCGAATTTCATTCCTCGTTCCATCCGTATTTTTTCTCAGAAAGTCTCTATGAATGAGGAAACTTTCTACAAATATGCTACCTTTGAAGAACCTCAAGAATGGAATCCAGAAGAGCATACAAAAAACCGACACGCCGACGCTGAAAATAACGAAGACGTGTGATATAAAAAGATTTTAGGCATAAGCCTGAAAATAAAATAACAACAATCTAGGAAAGGTTAAACAATGGAAAACACTAATACCGCACTCATCGCGTTCAGCACCGAGAACACCGAACTCGGCACCGTCCAGCACTTCATCGACACTTCGACCCGTGAAGGCAAGATCAAGCTCTACTCGGCATTGCAGAACGCCGAAAAGCTCGACGAACACCTCAACGAGCCGCTGAACATGACGAACGCCGTCGCCCAGGCCGTGCAGGTGACCGACGACCAGACGGGCGAAATCTCCAACACCGTGCGCGTCATCATCGTGACCGACGATAACAAGGCGTACGCGGCCACCTCCCCCACTCTCGCGGCGGGACTGAACACCATGTTCGGTATCTTCGGCACGCCGAACACGTGGACGGAACCGCTGTGCATCAAGGTTGTCGAACGTCGCTCCCGTCGTGGCTTCAAGTTTTTCAGCATTGAGCCGGTGGACGAGGAAACCAAGTGAGCTTGCTATAATAACTGAGTAGCGTTCATTCATAGAGAGCACCCAATTTGGGTGCTCTCGCCATCTTAAGGACTGTGCCATATGTCTCGAAAGCAAAAGCATGTCAAGGCACGTCAGGCCGCGCAAGCCCGCGCCGCCCGCAACATCAAACAGCTTGGCGCTTACTCCCACTCGAATCTCGCCAAAACCGCGGACAAACAACTAGTCAATATCGCGAAAACCTTGGGCAAGGAGTGGGAGCGGCAGAAGAAACAGGCCATAGCGGAAGCGAAAGCAACACCATACCGCGCCGCCGCCATCGAAAAGCCGACAAAGAAAGACTACATGTTCGCAGGGCGCACACCCATCACAGACGCGCAAATTCAGGCGGAGCCGGTGGCGAAGCGACGCAAACTCCTGAGGCAACAGCAGCGGAAAATCAATGCGGCACGACGGAAAATCAACGAATGGAACAAAGCTCAAGCCATGCCCGCGAAAAGCGTGTACGACCAACGCGTGGGCGAAATCACCGGCACCACCGGCGAAGGCTTCGGCCGCAATCAGATCATTCCATCGAAACTCACCGACTTTCTGCAGATGACCAACGTGCTGTCAGACGAAGCATTCGTGCGCTCCCAACTGGAAAGCGGCCATCGCAACGAACTACTGGACCAGATCCATGACGCCGCCGAAATACTGGGATTGCGCACCGAACAAAAAAACAAACCGTCCAAAAGGCGGGGAACAGGTAAACAGGGCAAAGACCTGTACGGCGAGCATGATTGGCCGTCCTATATGAGTCGCGGGCGTTATGAGGTGTTCGAGAAGATCTTGGCTACCACTCTCGGCTCGAAACGGTTGAAACGATTCCGTCAACTGTCGGCAGCGCAAAAACGCGCGTTCATCGAGCAGACGGACGCGCCGCGCATCGTGTTCGACTGGACGGTATATGATCCAGTACGGCACGGTTTTACTTCAGTGTTCCGTGACAACAGCGAGGGCTATCAGCGATCCCGCAAGCAGTTTGACAGGTGGTTGGCGGAAGCGGGCGCACTGGAAAAGTAGCGGACGGCAAATAAAGGATAGTTATACCATGACCAGGCAAGACAATCGAGTGGGATTGTGGTGTGCGGATAACGTCATACGATTCACGGACGGCACCGCATTGCGTGACATTACCGCGCCTAACCGCCTTTTGGCGTACATCATGTCGGGCGGCAAACTCACCGTCTACGTGACTAATCCCGAACTGCTTGACCCATTTATAGCGCACGTCGTACACGCATTGCCCCACAACGAACACAATGCTAATCTGAGCTGGGACGCCATCATCTCGAAAAAAGGCAAATTTTTCAGCTTCACGGCACGTATCGACCGTGAAAACTCGGCACGCTTCTTCGACATTTCCAATCTACTGTGTGAAAACTGCCGTATCACCATGACCGACACGCAACTACTCAATATTCTGCGTGAGTATGATAATCGCAACTTGTGCAAGATCACGGCGGGCGGGGCGAGTATGGAGGCGTTCGCGTCCGGCGAGTGGAAATGGTATTACGACAAATTCCCCCAACTCGAAACCGAAACCAAAAAGTCATTGCATGATGCTTATATCGGCGGTTTCATGATCGCAAGAGAAGTGGCGTATGGCAGGGCTATTGACGTTGACTGCAACTCAATGTATCCGTCCATATTACGGGACGAGTGGTTGCCGTGGGGCGAACCGGAACAATACGACGGCGAATACGTCCAAGATGATGACATGCCATTGCATTGCGACGAACTCACGTTTCGCGCGGAACTCAAACCAAACGGCTACCCATTTCTACTCGACAATCGTAGCGTGTACGGCTTGAACCGTCTCACTTCGACACGTGGCTATATCACGCGCGTATTGACTGACATTGATCAGCAACTACTGTACGACAATTACGAAGTGACTATATACCAGCATGTTCGAGGGTGGAAATTCCGCCGCTCCAAAGGCTATTTCCGTTCATTCGTCGATGAATGGGGAGACTTGAAACAGAAGGCGACGGGCGAGAAACGGCAGATGGCGAAACTGATTATGAACGCCCTGGTGGGGAAAATGGCGAGTCTCCCAAAAGGCACCGTCCTACTCCCCTTCTCCAAAGACGGCATCACTCTCGACTGGGATGTTGCCCAGCGCGAAGAATCGAACCTGAAAACCGACTATCTGCCCGTGCCCGTGTGGGTCAATGCTTATGCACGCCGCAAACTCATGGACGTGTGCCACGCGAACGCCGACCGGTTACTTTACGCGAACACGGACGGTTGCATCCTATCCGGCTGGGAACCGGTACGATCATGCGAGATTCATCCGACCGAACTCGGCAAGTGGAGGATCTCCGCACGATACGAGAAACTCACTATTCTTGGCATGAATCGTTATCAAGGATGGAGGGAAGACGGGGGGGTTGACGTTTGCATGGCTGGAAACATGTTCTCCCGGCCCATTCCCTACGAAGAGTTCCGGCATGGAACGCAAGTCATGGACGATTACGGCACGGTAGTCGTGCTATAATAATTGAGTCTTCCTGAGCGTCGATTTTCGACTGGGAGCAACATGAGTCGGACTGCCACGGCTGAGAATGCCGCCGACTGTGAAAATCATTATCGTGGCGGTAGTGCCCTACGATCTTCAACTCGCGCTCACATAAGACGTTTCGACCCCGCGTGATTGCGGGGTCATTTTATTTTCTTACGACATGATATAATTTCTATGAAACTATTGCCAATCGTTAGGAGTTTGTATGGCAGACCCAGACAATGACGGCGAGGAAACCACCACTCCGCCGCCGACCGAAGAGGAACAGCAAACCGAAACCGTAGATGATGAAGTAAAGCCGAAAGAACCCGAGCCGGAACCGGATCTGAAACAGGAGCCGGACGTTTCCGCCCGCCTTGACGCGATCGAAAAGGAATTGGCCGGACTGAAAGCCATGATGGACACGCTCGGCTACAATGACCCCGCACCGTCCGACAATGACGGCGACGGAGACAATGACAGCACCGAATCTATCGAAGATTTGTTCGACTAAAATAGTTAGGAGATAACATAATGTCTAATATTCGACCATTGGCTGGCAAGGGTGACGTTGAGATCTTCAATGCCGTCCGAAACGCCACCAGCCCCCAGTTCCAGACCCGTATCCCATCGGCAACGCAAGGCAATATTCGGAACGCCGTGGACACCATGCGCAACTTCCCCTATTTGCGCGACGAGTTCACCGGCGTACTCATCCAGCGTCTCATCGGCTTATACATTCAGCACGCCGACTGGGATGACCCGCTCAAACTGATCGGTTCCCCGCGCACCCTCAAGCGCTACGGCTCCACCTACGAACAGGCGGCAGTCGGCCTCGTCAAGGCACGCACCCGTAACTTCAATAAGGAATATTTGGGCGACGATGTGTATGGCCGCTACTCGCTTCCGACTGCAAGCGTGTTCCACCCCCTGACTTTTGACCATTATTACCCCGTCACCATTCCAGAGGATGCGCTGCTGACGGCTTTCGACGGTGAGTCGGGCATGTCGGATTATATCGCTGAAATCATGAACGCACCTATCCTCTCGGATAGAAACGATATGTATCTCATGAAGACGCAGACGTTTGCGGAGTACGCTCGTAAGGGCGGTTTCTACCGCGTGCATACCCCCGACGTTGGTAAGGCCGACTCGACCGAAGCGGACGCGAGGGGTCTACTGCGCCTCATTCAGCAGATGGCGAACGAATTGAAGGCGTCGCCAATGAGCGCCATGCCGCGGTATAACGCCATGTCGTGGGTCACGCCATGGCGAGATAGTGAAGCGATCTTGTTCGCCACTCCGCAGGTTATCGCCGCGCTCAACGTCGAAGCATTGGCCGCCGCATTCAACATTGATAAAGTGAACGTCCCGTATCGTATCATTCCGATTCCGGAGGATATGTTTGGTATTGGCGGACAGGGTGGCAAGGTTCAGGCAGTGCTTACCACGGAGGACTTCTTCTTCTGCTGGGATGAAATGCTGGAGACCACCAATTCTCCCGTGAACCCGATTGACGGCACGCGCAACATTTTCTATAAGCATCGTGGTAGCATTACTCCTAATCCGTTTGCGAACGCGATTCTTTTCTGGACCGGTGAAGGCTCCAATGAGTCCGTGACGTTGCCGGATACGCTCACCACCTCAACGCCGGTATTCGAGTTGCGCGTGCAGAAATACGGTCAGCTCGCCATCACTCCGCAGAACGTGTCCCGTGGCGACCTGGTGCAGGTGGTGTCCACTATTACGAGCGCCAACAAGGAGACGGCGACGTTCCAGCCGACAGGCATTAAATATGCTGTCGAGGGCGCAACCTCCCAGTTCACGACCATTGATAACGACGGTATCCTCCGTTGTGGTTTGGATGAAACCGCCGAAACGCTTAAGGTCACCGCCCAGGCTACCTACATCAATCCGGCCACGCCTGAAATCGACCAGACGGTTTCCGCCGCACTATCCGTGCCCGTGGTCGGAGAATGGTTGGGCGGTTGGAAAACTGGTGCCATCGAGTCCGTTGAGATTCAGGGCGGAACGTCGGTCAAAGTGAACGGCAATGTGGTTCTTAAGGCGATCGCCACCAAGACGGACGGCAACACAGCAGACGTCACCAATCTCGCCATGTGGACGGTGGACGCCCACGCGACCGTCACCCCTAACGGAGTGTTGACAGGAACCGTAGCGGGCACTGCCAACGTCTCTGTGAAGTTTGCGGGAGCTGTCGGAACGGCAAAGGTCACCGTCATCGCATAGCGATGATAACCAGCCGCTAAAATAGGTGTGGATAGACTTTATTCACACCTATTATTTTTAGGAGAACTTTTATGAGCGCGAACGACTTGCCTATAAACTTCAGCTATGCGAAATGGACACCAAACACCAGATTCAAACTCTGCAACGTCCCGTGGGACATGGGTTATAGGGATATAGTCAGATGGAGCGAGCAAGCTCAAAGAGATTATTTCGACCGATTGGACGGTATCGAGTTCACCGACTGCACTATGGCGAAATATGGCCTTCCGGTACGACTACCGGTGCCGTTCGCCCAAGCATGTCGGTACAATTATCTGATCGCGACGAACGACTATGACTTCGACACCCCCCGCAGTTGGTATTATTTCATCCAGACATGCGATTATGTGAACGCACACACCACACAGCTCAATATCCAATTGGATGTGTGGCAGTCATTCCAGCATGATATTCAATTGGGCAACGCCTATGTCGAACGCGGCCATGTGGGCATTGCGAACGAGAACGCCTGGAAAGACTATGGAAAAACGTATTTGGATCTTCCCGAAGGACTCGACACCGGCAAATGCACCGTACTGACCAATGAGTCATGGCACCCATTGATGGGTGCTAAGTCAAACTCGGCATACTCGTATGGCATTATCATTGCCACCACCGTAAAGCTAGAAGCCGACGCGGGAACCAAAGACAACCCTACTATCCAGAGCGCTACCGGAAGTACGTTTGAAAACCAGATGAACGGTACGGAACTCTACTATTTAGACAACACGTCCGATATTTTTAGATTCTTCGGGGCAGGGTCTACGAAACCGTGGGCTACACAAGGCATATGCGGGATTTACATGGTGCCGACCATTCCAACGAAAATGCTTGAAAACCATGCCGCCAAAAATCCGAAATTGTTCGGGCAGGATGTGCAATGGTCGGGGTCATGCTGGCTACTTACCGGTAATGTCGCGAATTCTTCTGACAGATATGAAGATATTATCGATATTAAGGATTTTCGGGACGCATTCCAGTTGCCGGAACGCTACAAGTATCTGAAAAAATTCCTCACAGCGCCATATGCCTACATCGAATGCTCGTGCCTGAACGGCACCGTGATCACATACGAGCCGGAACAGATTCCGTCCGCTGACCTGATTATTCGAGAATCGTGGAATTACGCGCCACCGTCTCCGCGCCTGAATTTCTACGCGCGCGGATATCATGCGGGAAATCTTGGAGAACGCCAACCGTTGCCGAACGGTCTTGGATTGCCCATCGATACGGGCGAAATGCTCAACGCGTCCTTCGGCATCACCAATTTCCCTACATTTATGGCGGTAAATAACGGGTCAGCTTTGGCGCTTGCAAACAGCGCGTACACGCGCCAATACGCCCAACAAAGCGCGGACTGGAGTTTTCAGAAAACGCAGATGGGTATCAACAACGCCTACGCTCAAGCACAACTCGGCACACAGTATGCAAGCGCCCAAAACCGGCTCGGCACGTCGAACCGCAACGCGATGAACGCGATCAGCAACCAGGCTGCGCAGATGGGCACCGACTTGACACTGAAAAACCTCGGTTTCAATAATCAGATGGCGCAATTGAATACGATCGGCAGTGGCGTGGCGAACGCGGTGGGTTCCGCAGTCACGGGCAATATTGGCGGTGTGGCCGGTGCAGTGGCGGGCACTGCTATCGGCGCGTGGACGAACCAGCAAACCTACAACAACAACGTATCGACCGCTAATCAGCAACTTGCGAACACGCAAACCACCAACAACGCTTCGACCTCGCAGGCCAACGCCTACAGTCTCGCGCAAACCAATCTGTCCAACCAACAGACAACGCAGCTCGCGGACATGAACCGACAACTCGCGCAGGCCACCGCGCAAGGCGATTATGGAAACACGATCGCCGGCATCAACGCCCAAGTACAACAGACCCAAACCGTACCGCCAACCACGTCCGGCGCATTAGGCGGTGACGCGTTCAATTTGGCTAACGGCCTGATTGGTGTCATGGTGCGGTTCCGGCAGATTCCCCCAGCCGCCATGCAAGCCATTGGTGAAGTGTGGTTAAGGTACGGCTACTATGTGCAACGTTTCATGCAACTTCCTACGAATTTGATGGCAATGTCCAATTTTACATATTGGAAACTGCACGAATTGTATGTGCGTAGCTCGACGTGCCCGGAAGAATACCGGCTTACAGTGAAGGGCATTTTTGAATCGGGCGTGACGGTATGGACCGACCCCGATAAAATCGGCGTCACCGATTATGCGGACAATACGCCACTATCCGGTATCGCATACTAGATATAATGGAGGGAGTCAAGAAAACTCTCTCCATTATTTATAGGACGGTGACCATGAGCAAGCGCAACAACGCGCGTAAGGCGGCACACTGGGACAATCAAAGCGTATTAGGTTCAATGTGGGGCAATTTGAACCTACCTGAAATGCGGCAAAGCCTGAGAATCAACCAGTACATGAAGCTGATTGAGATGTTGGCAGTCTCCCGGTTCAAATGGGTCAACCTGCCACCGTATATCGACGAACGATATTTGGAACTGACCCTGTTCGAGAACGGGTTGGCCCTCTTCTTCCCCGACAAACGCAAGGGTGTACACCGTTTCATGGTCACGTCCGGCAATATCGGCGGAGTCAACAATTATAATAATCCGACCTCGTTTCAGCCCGTAGCCACGAACTACTCGCACCCGCAAATAGGGTCGAAGGAATGCGTGCCGATTTGGGACAACCAATTACGTTGCACCATGATTGATGTCATGTGGAATTACGCCACACGACTCGCCATCGCAGACCGCGCTTTGGACGTGAATTTGGACAACATCAGCGTGCCGTTGATTATCGCAACGTCCGAAACCAACAAATTGACCGCCCAAAACCTAGTGAAGGCGAGGGAAGACGGCGACCCGTACATTTATACGTACGATTCGGCGGATATTACCGGCATGTTCCAAACGTTCCCGAACGTCACCCCATTTCTTGCTGACAAGATCATCACCACGAAAACGCAGATCTGGAACGAACTCGTGAACTATCTTGGTATTGACAACAGCACCACGGAAAAGAAGGAACGACTGCTTGAATCGGAAGTGACGGCTGGTAACTCACGTACGAACGTGTTCCGGTTGAGCTATCTCAAGGCTCGTCAGCAGGCGTGCGACACGATCAACCGGTTGTGGCCGCAAATGGCCGACTCCGGGAAGCCGATCGGTATCGAATGGAACGACACCACCAGCGGCGGTTTGCTGGATGTCGAAGGCAACAAGGAGGAGGACTAATGGTGCAAGATTTGAGCATGTATGCGGTTAAAGACAGCATGGCGGATTATACCTTGACTTTGGGCAATCTGATCGCACGCGGTTTCGATACGGATGAAAAACTGCATTTGAGCGCTCAATATTACCCGATTTTCGACGAAAACTATAGGGCGAAATTGAACGAGAAAATCGTGGCACACTACGCATTGCGTGAAATCGGTTCGGAAACGCCGCAAATGTTCGTCTTTTATTTGGGGCGTACCATGCGGGAGCAGATGGACTATTTCAACCAACTCTATCTGTCCGCCCAGCGCGAGTTTGACCCCTTTATTACGTCCGATATTAAGCAGTCGATGGACTCTACCAGTGTTAACGAGTCCAGCGGAAAATCGAGCGGCACACAGTCGAACGAGTCTACGGCTAACAGCACGTCCGACACCACGGCCGACAATTCGTCAATGACTTTTAATTCCGAGCTCCCGCAGACTCGCCTTGACGATTTTCGCAAGTACGCCACAACCGCATCACAAACGGACTCGACGGGCAACACGCATACGGCAACCCAGCAGGACAGCACGGCCACCGCAACCAGCACGAGCAACACGGATTATGCGCATTCGTCCGACAAGGGCAATTCCACGTCGCATACCCTGGGAACCAGCGGGTCCCAGTCCCAGCTCTTGCAGGATTGGCGCAATACCATGCTCAATATTGACATGATGGTCATTAACTCGCTTGAAGATCTGTTTATGGGCATGTGGGGGAGTGGCGACAATATGACCAACGTGCCACAGCTTTACAGCACGAGTCTTGCCTATAATCTCGGCCATTAGAGTATACTTGACTTGAGACAGATTGGAGGATATATGGACGGAATCAACATGTGCGCCGCGCCCTTGGATGTCGACCCGCGGCAACGGTATTTCACCACCGTGCAACCGTTTTCATACCGAGACACGTTGACCGTATTAGGATACGTGCAGGAGGTGGCCGAACATCTCGACCAGCTCAGGGAACAGCTCGACAATCTCGCCAAGGACGAGAACGCGGACGTCGAAGCCATCAAGCAGCTGATAGCCGGTTTCAACGAGCAATTCGAGCGCATCAATGAAACTTTGGACGACTTGGAAAGGCAAGTCGGACAATACGAAGACAGTGCCCTTACCTATAATCCGACACGTGGCAAGTACGAAGACTCGAAAAACACTAATCGAGACATGTACCGCGAACTTGCCGTATTCGGCGCGCGGGTTAATCAGATGGCTACCGTAACCACGGCTCAGGCGGCACAGCATGATTGCATCACTTGGGCGGTGTTAGGCAATCGCGAGATTTTCGGCAACGAAGAACCGCGGGTAACGCCCCGACCTCAGAATCAGCGACCGACACCGCCACCGGCATCACCGGAAAAAGGATATATCCCAATCGACAGAGCCACGTCACCGGGGACCCAAGCAACATATTTCATTGTCCACGAAAAGAAGGGGGAATGATGGATATCAAAAAAACGATAAGCTCGATAACCGTTCGTGGTTTGAAAGATTCAGAAGGCCGCGACTTCAGAACCCAGCTTAATATCGCGCTCGATGAAGTATGCTCTCAAGCGGGGTTCGAAGTGCAAAAGGATACGGACAACATGAACGTGACGGCAACACTACCGTGGGGGACAGTGTTGTCCATAAACGACATTCTAACGACTCCAGTGACAACAACGCTTGAGGATCAGGTCATTCTCGTGTGGAGTGAACAACTCAAAGTCGCGTACATCGCATTTCTCAACTCACTTGTAAATGGGGTAACCCCCGCCGCCTATCTTCCATCGTTCGGGCTGCTGTGGGTGGTGGGCGATAAAAAACAGGGAACACCGGGGCCCTGGAATACCTTCCAGACGACACTAGTCAACATGGCGATGAAGGACACCGTCGGTAGGGGCGTGCCGAATATCCTGGTCCCATTGTATTTCTCATATGCCGCCACGGGGACATTGACGGGGCTTGCTCTGCCGTTTTATTTTTCCCTGAGCCTAGGGCGCACCCCAGCCGGAACGATAGTCACGGACGGGGTGACCGATTTTTATTCTTGCGGGAACTGTATCTACATCAGAGAAAGAGAAGACCATGAATGAAAATGACGAAAACCGCGACATGTACGGGCGCACCACAACCTACGGGCTACCTCTCTACGCCGACGATACCCCGTCCGATCTGCGCGACGGATATAATCGGGCAATGGTGATGATCGACCGACTCATACACCAACTGGAAACCCTCATCCGTGAAACCAAAGGAGCAAACCAATGACCACCGTCTACGACAAAACCGACAATTACGGGCTGAATCTTTACGGCGACAGCGACCCCGCCGATCTGCGCGACGGATATAACGGATCCATGCGCACCATTGACTCCACGCTCGAAACGCATCTCAATCGCATCGAAAGCGTGGAGTCGCGTGAGACACACGATGAAGAAGTGGTCAAAGCGCTGCTTGGAGGAAGCACGGTGGACAACGCCACCACTGCGAAAAACAAATGGGATAAAGCAGGAGTGGACGCCACCGCCGCCGCTACCGCCGCTACCGCGGCCGCAGCCAAGGCAGACAATAACAGCGCCATTCTCGCCGCGCTCGGCGCGGACACCGCCGCGCACGCCACTGAAGCGAAAGCCAAGTGGGATAAAGCGGGAGTGGACGCCACCACCGCCATCAGCAAGGCCGACTCGAACAAAACCATCCTCACAGCGCTAGGGGCCGACACCACCGCGCACGCCACAGCAAACAGAACGAAGTGGGATAAAAACACTACGGATATCACCGCACTATCCACTTCGGTGGGCAATAATTCCTTGCAGATTGCGCAGATTCTGGAAAAACTGGGGCAAGCGCAGTACGAGGACGGATATTTAGTGACGTTTGGCGACTCGTACGCCGACAGCACGCAAAGGGAGCATACGTGGTCATACCAATTGTCCACCATGTTTCCGGAATTGCAGTGGAAAAACTATGCGAAGAGCGGTGCCGGTTTTAACGTGTCCGGCATTCCGACGTTTGCTCAGCAGGTTGCTAATTGCGTGGCCGATACCAGTGTGGACAAAGACAAGATCAAGGTCGCCGTATGCGCCGGTGGACGTAACGACATCCTGGACTACAACACCGGACTAACCAAGGCGCGTGACGTAGTTGTGGCGATGAAGACGGCGTTTCCGAACGCGATCATCGTAATCGCCCCAATGCTCTTCGACCATGCCACTCTCGACGAAGGCGGAATGCGGAAATATTACGCACTGCTCGACGGTGCGATCACCGCCGCGACCGGAAATCGTCGCGTCGTGGTGGCGGACAGCGCCTACGTTTGGTGTAAGAGCGAAGACAGTTGGTTCCCGTCGGGAGACATTCACCCTAACGAGACTGGAGCCAAGGTTATCGCAAAATATCTCTACACGGCGTGCCGTGACAGCTATCGCGGCCGACATGCGTACGCCGTTTCAATGTTCGGCTCCATGCCGGTGGAGTTCACTCTGCAAAACGGCGTTGTCACGGTAGACGGACAGGGCGATATTCCATCAATCGGAGAGGGCAAGGGTGGAACCTTGGCGAAATGGGCGTATCCACGTCACAATATTTGGACGTGGATAGTCACAGGTGGTTCCACCAACACTCCGCGGCTGGGATACATTCGGCCAGATGGAGTCTGGGGAGTATATAATCCGACTGTATCCGACCAAGGACACGCTAGTTTCATGGCATCCTACGCCGCTTAGTCTCCGATAATCCACACATAGCCATGCCACTATAATGGTGGCATGGCTATTACTTTTGATGATTGGATTAGGCAGACGCAAGGCCGATACTGGGATATGGACGGCGCATACGGGGCGCAATGCTGGGACTTATGGGCGAAATATTCTATGGATATGTACGGCATGAGTATCCAGGATTGCATAACCCCAACTGGATACGCGGGCGGACTATATACCGCATACCCCGTGTCCGCACGGTGCGAACAAGTGTACGAACGTATTCCAGCGGACGGATACTTGCCCGTGGCTGGGGATGTCGCCATATGGGGATACGGCACGTATACCCCCTACACTCATGTGGCCATAGTCGCCGGTGACGGCGTGAAAGACGGGAACATTTACGTTATCACGCAAAATCCAGACGCTAGCGCGTTGAAATGGTTCCCCACCACCGGACTCTTAGGCTACTTGCATCCCCGTACCATGCCGAAGCCGGACGTGGACAATCCGACCGGCAACAATAACCAGGGCAACCCCGATACTGGACGCGGGGGAGCATGGATACATTGGCAGGGCGACAACCTCTACTTGCACGAGACCGACAATGCCGGGACGCGGACACGCATCTTTTACCGTACTACTGCCAATAATTTTTCGGAAAAGGCGTCGCAATCCCAGCCGTCCGACTCGCAAGGACAGGGGCACCCGTCCAGCTCGGTCAGTGCGGAAAACTCGTACGCGCTCTATGTGGTTGGCGCGGTTGAGTCCGGTTTGCGCTGGGATGCAGTGGAAGCGGCCAATTTGCAGGGTATCGGCATTGCGCAATGGAGTTTCGAGCGACGCCTGCAAGTGCTCAACGCGATGAAAACCGCCGATCCAACCGGATATGAGGCATTCAAAACCGCCGCGCCTGGAATAGCCGCGCTCATGGAGTCGGGCGGCACGTTCAAACGTTCGCTCACCTCAGTGGAGGCGGCCGCGTTCAGAACGTGGGCGGCACGTAGTGAGTCGCGTGACGGACAGCGCAAACAGTTCGCAGAAGACTATGCGGGCTATCCTAAAGAGTATGATGACACGAAAATGCAAATTCTTTGGGTGACGGCATACCACCAGTCACCGGCGAACGCGCTCAGGGTGCCGAAGGCGTCGAACCTCGAACGGCTCAAAAGCAACATTCTTAGCACGTTCCCGTTCGGCCCGTATACGACACGGTATAATCAGGCATATTCGCTATTGAGCGTGTGGGATGGCAAGTCTAATCCTCCCGCTTTCTAAAAGTGTGGTATACTTAATAGTGGCAGTGGTTGTATGATGACCTTTCCCCTTTGAACGGCTGCCAATGATAGGTTGGTGGAGGGCGTGCGAGTCATGGCGCACGCCCTCCGCTAGTTTTAGGAGGGTTGCAAGCATGACATTGCAGACGCTTGACGAGGGCGATTATTACGATCTGCATAATCTGTTGACGCGAAACGCCCCTTGGAATTTCATAATTGGCGCGCGTGGTCTGGGCAAGACGTTCGCAGCGAAACGGTATGGCATCAAGGAATATCTCAAGCACGGCCATGAGTTCATTTATTTGCGCCGCACGGATGTGGAACAGCACCGCAAGGAAACGTTTTTCAAGGATATTCAAGAGTTCTTTCCATCGTACGAGTTTCGAGTCAACGGTGAAAAAGGACAGATCCATAAAGCATCATGGGATGAAAAAGATTGGCGGACATGCTGTTATTTCGTCGCGCTTTCTCAAGCGGGCGGATTGAAATCAGTCGCCTACCCTAAAGTGCATTTGATTGTCTTCGACGAAATATTCCCCGACAATCTACGCTTTCTGAGCAACGAAGTGAACAGTTTCAGCGAGTTTTACAATACGGTTGACCGTTGGCAGGATAGAACAAAAGTACTATTCCTCTCGAACGCCGTTCAAAAAGCCAATCCATATTTTGCAAAATACCGACTGGACATTGGAGCGCAACAGCAAAACCAACAACAATACAAATTATATTGCGGTGGGTTCGTATGTCTCGAACTGGCCGACTATGGCGGCTTCTCGGCAAAAGTCGCACAGTCGAAATTCGGCAAATTCCTTGAGCAATACGACGGTGATTATGCTGACTATGCGATACGTAACAAGTTCCGCGATGAATCGGACACGTTACTAGCGCCAATCCCCAGCGATGGCGAACTGTCATACGTGCTGGACACTACCGACTACGCGCGGTTTGGAATATGGGTTTCCGTATCCGAACGCGACGGACATGTTTCACAATATGTTTCACGACGCATTCCAAAAGACAACACACGTCCCATCTACACGCTCGACCCGAACCACGTTGACGAAAAAACATGGTACGTCAAAAAGTCAGATGATATCATAAGGCGACTCACCACCGGCTATCGACTTGGCAAAATACGGTTCGACGACTCACAAGTAAAATCCGACTTTGGCTTAATCATAGGAGAATTACTAGGAAAGTAAGGAGATAATTAATGACAATGACGACAACGGACATATGGTGCGTGTTCGCAATAGTCTTCTTCATCATTGTAGACTACGTCACCGGTATTGCAAAAGCCATACTCAACAACACGTTGAGTTCACAAAAAATGCGACAAGGCTTATGGCACAAGTTCGCCTACCTCATGCTCACCTTGGTAGCCTATTTCGTGGACATGATTAACTTACATGTAGATCTTGGACTGCCGGTCAGCGTGTTCGTCTGCACCGTAGGCGGCATCAGCCTAATCGAACTCACCTCAATCCTCGAAAATATCACCGCCATCAATCCAGAGTTGGCGGACGCACCGTTTATGAGTGTATTCGCGCAAAACAATACCCCCAAACATAAGAAGGAGAACTAGAATGAACATTCGAGAATGGATGAACTCGGTAAACGGACAGGTTGTAGACATGGACGGCGCATACGGCGGGCAATGCTGGGACTTATGGAGCAACTACGCCCGCAACGTATACGGTATCCCAGCCGCCGACACCAACACCGTAGATGGATACGCCGCAAGCGTCTACACCGCACGATACGACCGATCCAAAGCACTGCAAAACACATTCATCCGCGAAGCAGGCAACTACACGCCGGTTTACGGTGACGTGGCATTTTGGAACGGCAATGGCATGAATCACGTAGCCATCGTAGTGCGAGACAACGGCAACGGCACCCTGGAAACCATGTCGCAGAACCCAAACAAGGCCGGATACGTAACCCTCACCAAGAACGGTATTATCGGCTACTTCCACCCACGCACGGCAAACACGCCCACGCCAGCACCGGCAAACAATAACGCAACAATCATTCCAGGAACCTACAAAGTCAACGTAGACGCACTCAACGTACGCTCTGCGCCGTCAACCTCAGCACAGATAGTAGCCCAATACCATTACGGACAGACAGTCAACCTATCCGAAGGCGGCATGATCGCAGAAGGATACATTTGGGCACACTACGTAGGCTATTCAGGAAAAACCCGATACGTCGCACTCGCACCAGAAGACAAGTCCGCATGGTATCTCGTATTCGCCTAAATTGACAGCATAAAATAAGCCCCTAGGTTAATAACCTAGGGGCTTTACTATTACCACGTCCGAGCAAACGTTTCCAAGTCTTCAACAGAAAACAGAAGCAAATCGTCATCCGTTTCATAAGGCAAAAGGAATTGATACGAATCATACAAAGCTACCTCATAATCGTCAACGGCCTGATCGCGATCAATCGAACTCGTAACACCGTCCTTGACGCCATGAAGCGTTACAGACGGGTCATCCCACAAAGTGGTCAGCAGTTCATTCTTTTCCCTAAGAGTCATATTTGAAACCATCATTTTATTTCCTTTCCCTTGAAGTTGATAGTTTTATCATACCACAAACAAAACAACGACACGCCCCAAACAAAACAAAACAAAAAAATAAAAAACAACCACCGATAGGTAGACAAGCAGGCTACGGTTACGTTACCGTAACTTAGCCAGACACAGATTGTTGCATATACAACCATTGACACAGTGTCAATAAAAAAACGACACGCCGAAAATAAAAAAACTTGACAGACAGGCGTAAAAAAAATATAATAGGACTATGAACAAAACAAAGACACACAACACACACAGAACAAAAAAAAATAATACACAAATAAAAAAAGCCACAAGGGAAAATCTTCACACAAACCCACACCCCTCCCACCTCCCTCC